TACTTTCAGATATGCAAACAAAAGACATTAATGACTTTGCTTTGCAATTTGGCATGGATTTATCAGAGAATAATAGCAATGATTTACCTGAAACTCAAGAAGAAGTGGAGTTACACATGCAATTGTCTTATAAGCAATCTATAGAAGTCGCTGAAGAGCAAGCTTTAAACACTTTGTTTGAAGGTAATAATTATGAACTTACTAAAAAACGTTTTTATTATGATTTAACAACAATAGGTATAGGCGCAGCCAAAACAACGTTTAACACGTCAGAAGGTGTTACTATAGATTATGTTGATCCTGCTAATCTAGTTTATTCTCATACTGATTCTCCTTACTTTGAAGATATATATTATGTGGGTGAAGTAAAATCTATTCCAATAAATGAATTAGTAAAACAATTCCCACACCTTATGGAGTCAGATCTTGAAGACATAGTAAAAAACAAATCGTTTAATAGAAATAATGTAAACACAAGATATTCCGTAGATAAAGAAGATAATAATACAATTCAAGTTTTATATTTTAATTATAAAACGTACATGAATGAAGTTTATAAAGTTAAAGAGTTAGGTAGTGGTGCTGATAAAATTATACCAAAAAACGACTCATTTAATCCTCCTAAAGATAAAGAAGGTGGATATTCTAAACTATTACGATCTATAGAATGTTTATATGATGGTGCTATGATATTAGGTACTAGTAAATTGCTTAAATGGGAGATGGCAAGAAATATGATGCGTCCTAAAAGTGATTATACTAAAGTTAAAATGAATTATGTTATTTGTGCTCCTAGAATGTACGAAGGTAGAATAGAATCTTTGGTTGGTAGAATTACTGGTTTTGCAGATATGATTCAATTAACACATTTGAAGTTACAACAAGTAATGGCAAGAATGACACCTGATGGTGTTTATTTAGATGCTGATGGTTTAGCTGAAATTGATTTAGGTAATGGAACTAACTATAATCCACAAGAAGCTTTGAATATGTTCTTCCAAACTGGTTCCGTGATTGGACGAAGTTTCACATCTGAAGGTGATTTGAATCCTGGTAAAATACCTATTCAAGAAATACAATCTGGATCTGGAGGGCAAAAATTACAAAGTTTAATACATACATATAATTATTATTTACAAATGATTAGAGATGTAACGGGATTAAACGAAGCGAGAGATGGTAGTACTCCAGATAAAAATGCTTTAGTGGGTGTTCAAAAACTAGCAGCAGCAAACTCTAATACTGCAACAAGACATATATTGCAAGCTGGATTATTTTTAACTGCTGAAATTGCAGAGTGTTTATCGTTGAGAATATCAGATATTATAGAATATTCCCCAACAAAAAACGCATTTATTCAAGCTATAGGTACACATAATGTTGCAACACTAGATGAAATAAAGAAACTTAATTTATATGATTTTGGTATATTTATAGAATTAGCGCCAGACGAAGAAGAAAAACAAATGCTTGAAAATAATATTCAAATGGCATTACAACAACAAAATATAGAACTTGAAGATGCTATTGATATTAGAGAAATTAAAAATATTAAACTTGCAAATAAACTATTAAAAATACGAAGAGGTAAAAAAGATGAAAAAGATAGGCAATTGCAATTAGAAAATATACAAGCGCAAACTGAATCAAACACTAAAGCCGCTCAAGCTGCTGCTCAAGCTGAAGTACAGAAAAGCCAAGCATTATCTCTTTCTCAAGCTGAACTTGAAAGAATGAAAGCAGAGTTAGAATCTCAAAAAATGATGCAAGAAGTTGAACATAAAAAAGAATTAATGGGATTAGAGTTTGCGTATAACATGCGACTTAAAGGTATTGAAAACGATACTATAAGCCAAAAAGAAAAAGAAAAAGAAGATCGTAAAGATGAACGAACAAGAATTCAAGCATCTCAACAAAGTGAGATGATTGAACAAAGAAATAGTGGAAAACCACCTAAAAACTTTGAATCCGCAGGTAATGATATATTAGGTGGCGGGTTTGATTTAGGTGCATTTGAACCTAGTTAAAATTTTTTATTAATTATTATTATATTATATTATGGCAAAAAAGAAAACAGAGATAGTAGAAGAGGCTATCGAACAACCAAAAGTAGACGATACAGTCGAAAAAATTAAAGTAAAGAAAAAACCATCAATGAAAAAGTTCAGTAATGATCCTGATGGTATAACAAAAGTAGATTTAAATAATCCACCAAAAGAAAAAGAAGAAGATGAACAACCAGTGGATGACAAAAAAACCGGGGATGTTCAAGAAAAGATTATTGAAGAAACGACTGATAAAAAAGAGGATATCGACAAATCTACAAAAGAAGATGTTGAACAACCTGTTTTAGAAGAAATAACTAATGAAGAAATAGAAGAAAACGCAGAGAAACTTGCGGAAGAAACTATTGAAGCTATCACTGAAGCTGAAACTACTGGGAAACCAATTCCAGAAAATATCCAAAAACTAATGGATTTTATGGAAGAAACTGGTGGAGATTTAAATGATTATGTAAAACTTAATCAAGATTATAGTAAGTTGGAAAATCAAGATTTATTATACGAGTATTACAAACAAACAAAACCTCATTTAAACACAGAAGAAATTAACTTCCTTATGGAAGATCAATTCTCTTTCGACGAAGATGTAGACGAAGAAAGAGATATTAAAAGAAAAAAATTAGCGTTAAAAGAGCAAGTTGCCAGCGCTAAAAGCCACCTGGACGGGCAAAAGTCCAAATACTATGAAGATATCAAGGCTGGGTCAAAGTTGACTCAAGAACAACAAAAAGCTATAGATTTCTTTAATAGATACAACAAGGAATCAAAAGAAACCGAAAAAGTAATAGAAACACAAAAATCTACTTTCTTAAATAAAACTGATCAAGTTTTTAACGATAAATTCAAAGGTTTTGAATATAATGTCGGAGATAAGAAGTTTAGATTTAATGTTAAAAATGCTGGAGAGATTAAAGAAACCCAAAGTGATATCAATAATTTTGTCAAAAAGTTTTTGAATAAAAATGATATTATAGACGATGCAAAGGGTTACCATAAGTCTCTTTATACGGCAATGAATGCTGATGCTATTGCTAATCACTTTTACGAACAAGGAAAAGCAGATGCTATGAAAAATAGTGTTGCTAAAGCTAAAAATGTAGATATGAATCCAAGACAAACTCATGGTGAAATTGAAACAGGTGGTATTAAAGTAAAAGTATTAGGTGATAATTCTTCTGATTTTAAGTTTAAAATCAAACAAAAATAACAATTTAAAATTACAAAATTATGGCAATTACTGCAGGTGATAATTTGAACAGTGTACCTGCTTCAGCGAAGCAAACATTAAATTCAAATTATCTAGATTTTACGGGCACAACAGCATCAACAAACTGGGCTCGACAATATGTACCAGATCTAATGGAGAAAGAAGCAGAGGTATTTGGTCCTAGGACTATATCTGGATTTCTTTCACAAGTTGGAGCTGAAGAATCTATGACTGCTGACCAAATCGTTTGGTCTGAGCAATCAAGATTACACTTATCATACGTCGCTACGGTAGCTCCAGCTGGCGATACAAATGGTACGCTTACAATTACTGCTGATATCGATGGAGATACAACGGTAGGTGCTACAGCATCTAGAAAACACGGTATTAGAGTTAATGACATGTTATTAATAGCACAAGCTGGTTTTGTGGTTAAAGCACTAGCTGTTGAAACCCCAGACTCAAATGTCGTTACAGTTGAACCTTACGCTACAGCTGCTTTATCAACTTTATCTGCTGCTGCTGCTACTGTGTTAGTTATTGGTTCTGAGTACGGTAAAGGGATGTCTTATTCAGATGAAACTGGTACATACAAAACTGAATCAAGAGGTGCTAACACACCTACATTCAAATCATTCAGCAACAAACCAATTATAATGAAAGATTACTACGAGATCTCTGGATCTGATGTTTCTCAAATTGGTTGGGTTGAAGTTACAAGTGAAGCAGGTGGCACAGGTTATATGTGGTACTTAAAAGCTGAAGGCGAAACTAGAGCTCGTTTTACTGATTACTTAGAGATGGCATTATTAGAAGCTGAGAAAGCAGCTACTGAATCTGCAATTGGTTTTGGTGCCAATGGACAAACTAGAGGATCTGCTGATGCTGATACTCTTGCTGGTACTGAAGGTTTATTTGCAGCTATCGAAGATAGAGGTAATTTAACTTCTGGTGTTACTGGTGTTAACGCTGCAACTGATTTAGCTGAATTCGACGCTATTTTAGCTGAGTTTGATAACCAAGGTGCTATTGAAGAAAACATGATGTTTGTTAACAGGGCTACTTCGTTAGCTGTTGATGATATGTTAGCTTCTATGAATTCTTATGGTGCTGGTGGTACTTCTTACGGAGTATTCAACAACTCAGAAGATATGGCGCTTAACTTAGGTTTCTCTGGTTTCAGACGTGGATCTTACGATTTCTACAAATCTGACATGAGATACTTAAATGACAAAGCTACAAGAGGTGGTATTAACTCTAGAGCGACTAGCGCTGCTATTCGTGGAGTTATGGTTCCAGCTGGTACATCTACAGTTTATGATCAATCTTTAGGAAAGAATCTTAAACGCCCATTTTTACACGTGCGTTATAGAGCTTCTCAAACTGATGATAGACGAATGAAATCATGGGTTACTGGTTCGGTTGGTGCTGCTACATCAGCATTAGACGCAATGCAGATACACATGCTATCTGAAAGATGTTTAGTTACACAAGGTGCTAATAATTTCATGTTAATGAAATAGGCATTTATACTTTAAAAGAACCGAGGTTTCGGCCTCGGTCCTTTTATTTTTATTAATTTTATTATATATTATATTATGGCAAAAAAAACAAAAAAAGTTGAGGTGGAAGAACCTCAAGTTCAAGGTGTGGTAGAGACATCACAGGTTGTAGAACAACCAAAAGCAAGAGAAAGAGTAAAACCAAAAAACGAATGGGAAATAAAAGATAGATTATATATCTTAAGAGGTGATAAAAAACCACTATCAAGATCAATTAAATCTGCAAATATCTATTATTTTGATGAAGAAAAAGGTTACGAAAGAGAACTTAAATATTGTCAAAATCAAAAAACTCCCTTTGTAGATGAGATGAAAGGGGATCAAAGATTAGAACATATTATTTTTAGATCTGGTAGTCTATTCGTAGAAAAAGAGAAGGTAACTTTACAAAAATTATTAAGTTTATACCATCCTAATAGAAAAAATATCTATGAAGAATACAAACCAGCAGCATTAGCAGCTGATGAAATAGATGTATTAGAGATGCAAGTAGATGCTTTAACAGCGGCAAGAAACGTAGATATTGATATGGCAGAAGCTATTATGCGTGTGGAGGTTGGTTCTAAGGTATCTAATTTGAGTTCTAAGGAACTTAGGCGTGATTTGTTAGTGTTCGCTAAAAACAACCCTAAACTCTTCTTAGAACTTGCAGACGATGAAAATGTGATGTTAAGGAATTTTGGTATCAGAGCTGTAGAAGCTGGAATATTAAGATTATCTTCTGATCAAAGAAACTTCTTGTGGGGTAGTAATGGAAGAAAACTAATGGTTATACCATTTGATGAACACCCTTACACTGCTTTAGCACATTGGTTTAAAACTGATGAAGGAATGGAGATTTACTCCAATATAGAAAAACGATTAAATTCGTAACAACCTTAGTAGAGTAACCACTCTTCAGGGTGGTTACTCTATTATAATAAAAAAAATATGGCAATAAGTGTAGATACAGTATATCAAAAAGTTTTAGCGATCGCTAATAAAGAACAAAGAGGATATATAACTCCTCAAGAGTTTAATTTATTTGCTGACCAAGCGCAATTGGAAATATTCGAACAATATTTTTATGATATAAATCAATTTAGAAGAGTGCCAGGTAATGATAGTAAGTACGCTGATATGGTTGACATATTAGAGGAAAAACTTAGTTATTTTAAACAAGGACCCATTACAGTTGTTGATGCTGATGGTGTAAAAGCTGTATTTGGAGATAGTTTTTAT